CCATAATTCACCCGTTGCCGGGTGAAAAAAATGATGTCATCATGATGAGCATCGCCATCTCTAACTCGGGTGCTACTAGGAACCGGTGAGCCTTCTGTCCCCATACACTACCGTCACGAATCTCACGGAAGTCTGTATAACCTTGTAGAGTTTAGTTACACTGACTCGTAGGTTGCTTTTTCTCAGAGCCTACATCTTTTTAATACTGTGTCGTTTTTGTATCTTGCCGTCCACAATCCAGATTCTCGCACCGTGTTTAACGGATTGTCAAGGATACCGATATTATCTGCCTCGGCGGGGTGGTGTGGAGCCTATGTGTTGCCTGTGTTAGTCTGACTTGGTGTCTATGAAGTGCCTTGCGAAAAATAGTTATCTATCTTTCAAACTTTCTTTAAGAATTTTTGAACCACCTATACGACAGTTGATAATTCCATTGTAATAATCATCAGATAGTAATACTTTGTGTTTGAATTGTAATTCTGCTTCTATGTAGCTCATTACACCCCTAGTCGTACATAACTCTAATATTTCTCTGGTAAAGTTATTCTCACCTAAATTTGCTACATCCTCAATCAAATGATCACTACTACCCCAATATGTACGCCAGTCGCTTTCTTTGGTACCTCGACGTTTGTTCTTTTTGCCTTTTAAGGGTGGTTTGGTTGTTTTGAACCTAGCAAGTTTTTTACCGATATATTTTTTGCCATTAGTCTTATTAGTGATAAGGTACACAAAACCTTCGTATTCTTCGGGTATAACATCTATTTTTTTACCTTTATATGTCCAATCAGCACTCATCCATTCTCCGAGTCAAGGATTTCAATATCATTCGAATATGAAGTAAATCCTCCCTCCTTGACAACATATAGTACATTGTTTACTCTACCTTGTAACTCTTCTTTGTGCGAAATAAGGAACACATTTTTCTTGGACTCTCGACCCATCTTCTTAAGAACTGCCAATGCATTTTCAACACCAGTGGTATCCATGCCACTGTCTACCAGTTCGTCTATACACATCAAATTCATTGGTTGATTTAAACTTTCATAAATGTCTCTGAATGCCCAACTCATACCGAGTATAAGTCTATTACGTTCACCTCTGCTCAAGTTATCAAAATCTAAATCTCTACCGTATTCTGTAATATCTACTGACAAGTCACTGTTAAATTTAACATCATGTGGTAATCCTAACTTGTCTAAGTAATGATTTAACCTATAGTTTAAATATTGTAAATTCTGATCTATAATCTTTTTACGAATAAAACTGTCTTTGCTGGTAAGCAACTTATGTAAAAATTCTTGATGTTCTTTTAAAAAGGTTAAATCATTTATAAGTTCGTAATCTATCTCTTCCAATGCAGTCTTTTTTAGACTATCAATTTGTTCAATATATGGATTTACTTCGTTTGTTTTTTCTTCTATTTGAGATTGTAACGTTTCAACATTATGCCTGTGCTGTAATGCATCTTCTAAATTATTATAAAAAGTAATTGGTGTTTCCGGCAATTCACCAAAGTCATCAATCTTTGACTGAATTGTTTTTACTTTACTATTTAGTTCACTGTTATATTCTTCTTCTACTTTTAGTTTATCTTGCAAGTCCTGTGTGTAGGCTTCGTGTGTGTCTAGGTGTGCAGTACTTTGTTCGCAAGTAGGGCAAACACCTTCTTGTGCTTTTTGTATATTAAGTTGTAATGTTTCTAAGTTGTTATCGCTTCTTAGTAAACTACTTTGCAAATTAGTTTGCTCACTTTGTAAGCCTTTTATTGTTAAATATTTTTCGTTTACTTCTGTAATAATTTTGTGATTTTTTAATTCTTGATCAATGTCAGTTTGTTGTAAAACATCTAAACTTTGTTGTAGCTCAGTGATTTTATCTTGTTTGTTTTTAGTCCAAAGTTTGCTACGATTTTCAATCTCAACAATGTTCTTACCTACTCTTTCGTTACTGTTTTTAACAGCACTAATACGCAACTCTTCTTCTTTGATACTATCTCTGGTTTCTTTTAATTTTTCTTTAAGCACTTCTGCTTTTGCACTAATTTCAGTAATACCTAATAGTTGCTCGATCATATCACGTTGATCGTTTGTTTTCATGCTAAGGAAAGGTTCAGTATATGTATTTAGAGCAATTAAATGCTTGAACATATTGTGAGGGAAGCCAATTATTTTTTCTATTTCTTTTTGTGTTTCTCTGCTGTCGCCTTGTTGTTCATCATCAGCATTTTCAGCACCATTTATAAAAAATCTCAAAACATTTGGTCGTCTTCCACGTTCAATACGATACTCAATTCCATTGATCTCAAAATCTACAGAAACAATCATGCCTTTACCATTTGTTTTGTTTATGAGATTGTCTTTGCGAATGTTTGTTAAAGCATCACCGTATAGTGCATAACTTAGTGCGTTGATAATTGTAGTTTTACCTGTACCGTTTCTACTACCATCACCTCCAAGATCTAAATTATGCCCCAATACTAATGTTAAAGATTCAGTATTAAAGTTTACTGCTTGAGTATTATTACCTATACTCATAAAGTTTTTTGCACTTACATTTTTAATAGTCAGCATTATACTTCTAACTCTCGATAAATTTCAATTAGTTTATTAGTTTCAACAGTATTACTTTCGATGGTTTCTAATTGTTGTATCACAATTTGATCAACACTTTCAAACTTTATTTCTGTACCCTCATATATTTCTTCTTCCTCTTTAACAGGAATAAGTTGTATTTCTCTAACATTATATTTTTCTGCAAACGTTTCTCTGATAAAGTTTGCTTCTTCATAACTGATACCAATATCAAGTTTTACTCGAGCATGTGTTTTTGCATCTAGAACATCTGGATTATCTAGCAACGATTTAAGGCCAGTCATTATAAATTTTGGACATTCTTCCCAGTTCACATATTGAGGTTCGCCACCCCATTCCAGGAACATAGCACCACGTTCATTATCGCCAGCATCTGCATAGTTGTGTGGGAAAGCATTGCCAATATAATGTATGTTGCCTTTATATTGGCGTTTGTGAAAGTGACCACTAAACACATATTCTGGATTAGTTAAATCACTTGCTTTTACACCACCATGATCTGGCATTTCTACCATTGCATTCATTTTAAAATAAGGTAACTCAAAATGACCAAACATGTATTTGCAATCTAACTTGTTTAGTTTTTTATGTTCGTCACCTACTAGCCATGGGATAATAGCAACACCATCTTCACAAAACCATTCATCTATCATTACAAAATTTTCAAGATCTCTAGCAAACTCTACACTGTTTAGATCACGTTTTTCTCTGTAGTATAAATCATGATTACCAGTAATAAAATACACTTTTTCAAAATTGTCGTTTAATTTTTTAAGATCTTTAATGGTGGCATTCATAGTAGCAACATTCACACTAGCTCTATGATGATGCCAGTCACCTAAAAAGAAGCACGTTTCTGCACCCCTGGCATGCGATTCCGCAATAAACCAATCGATGAAATCGTGACAATCTTTCAAATGTTGCCTACTGTTTTGTTTAAGACCGTAATGAATGTCAGTAAAACATGCGGCCCTTTTAAAAAGGTTAGCCATGTATATTACTCGCTAGATTCTAGTTCTGTTTCAGCCGCTTCACGCAATTCTCGCATTTCGTTTTCATACTGTATTTGTCGACCATAACTTGGTAAATGACCGCTTTCTATAAGAATGTCGTCCCGAATTGATTGATTGCGTTTTTCTAAATTTAAAACTCTTGTAAAACTATTGTTTACTGTAGCAGTATAGTATGCAAAAGGATTATCTGATTTTGCCTCATTGAATTGTAAACCAACTTGAGCTAATTGTACTAATGCTTGTCCACGCATTTCATCAACGTATGTATATCCACGCCAGTTACCTCTTTGACTATAACGCTCAACAAGTTTCATAAACATTCTTCCCAATTCATTGGTTATTTGACCGTGTTCCGTATTAAATTGACCATTACTTAAACTACCTTCCCAGTGGCTTCTTGCAACCTCACGTGGGTTGATGCCGTTGCTGTCTAAAATATAATGTTTGAATGGCGGAAAATTTACTTTTGCTTTTGTATCTGCAACGGTTTTTGTTGTCTTTTTCCTACCAGGTTCCTCTGGTATATGCTCATAAGTCATTACCCTGAACACTAGATCGTCTACCGCAATAGAATTTGGATCAACAGCAAAATCTTTTTGCTTGGGTTTTTTATCCCAGTTGCCTTCCGCAATAGCAGTTTGGTATGCCTCTGATTGTAATTTTGCAACACGATTTAATTGTGCTTGTTTTATTGCAGATTTGTTTATTTTTTTAACACTATCCACAATAATATCTGGATTCAAAAATCTTTCGTCTTGAACATAACAATAAGTCATTTTACTTTTGTGTATTTCTTTTAGAAGATCTTTGTTATTTAAATAATTTGTTTTTTTAGCCTGTGCCATGAACTCTCCTTTACTCAATATGCAATTATAGTACATTTTTAAGTTAAAGTCAATTTTTATTTTAAGAATTAAAACTCGTTTTTATTTATCGTGATAAATATTGTGCAGGAGATAGTTATGGCAGAAGAGACCAAATTTACAACTAGTACCGTAGTCCCAAGTCAACAATTTGACGATTTGGTAAAACGAACCGAGACAAAAACATTCAAGGATGTTGATTGGCGAGCAAGAATACGACCAAAAAGAGGCGGAGAAAGATGGGCATACGGTTTAGTTGATAGTGACGGCAACGAAGTACAAGATAGTATACTAAAACCATTGCAAGATAAAGGCGGAATTATATTTCCATATACACCTGACATCTTTTTACAAGGGTCAGTAGATTACAATGAAGCACAACAACATGGATCTAACTATCCTTTCTATACATACATTAGCTCAAGGCCACCAACCTTGCCAATTACAGGCACATTCACAGCACAAACTATAGAAGAGGGCCAATACATGTTAGCATTGTTCCATTTTTTGAGAACTGTGACTAAGGCATATTATGGTGACAGTGCAGTAACTTCTGGATACTATGGTACACCTCCTCCAGTATTGTTATTTGAATATTTAGGAGAGTTTGGATTTAATAAAGTGCCAGTAATTATTAGAAACTACAACTTCCAATTACAACCTGACGTAGATTATGTTCCTGTTAAATTTAAAGGCACTACTACATACATGCCTTCAGAAACCAGTATAATGATTGAATTAGCACCACAGTACACATATAAGAAAACAAGAAAAAGATTTGATCTTAATGCTTTTACAAGCGGTAAGCAATATAACCAAGGATTTATTTAATGGCGGCCTTTCATAATAAAAATAGTTTTTTGAAAAATGCACAAATCAGAGATTTTTATCTTGATGTGAATAGATTGCCTAAAATTCCTAAAGGCACAAGCGACAGACTTTATTCAATAGAATCTAAGTATGAAAATAGACCTGACCTATTAGCACACGACTTATATGGTACTACACAACTATGGTGGGTATTTGCTCTGCGTAATCCAGATCAAATACTAGATCCGCTAGCGGATTTTACGTCAGGTAAGAATATTTACATACCACCTAGAGAAACTATTGATAGAGTATTAGCATAATGCCAGAAACAAGTGTACCAGTAGAAGATAGATATTTAGGCAGTGTTCAAGGGAATATCCTTGATGCATATAATAACACTTCATACACCATGAAGTTGTACATGATAAAAGACAAGACATCTTCTGGTGGGGGATATCTAAATGGTGCCAAGGAAGCCGAGCCAAGTGAAACTGTTATTATTGCACAATCAAGTGTTACTGGCATACAAATAGATAATTTATCTATAGACATTAAAAAAGGTCCTTCGGGTGCATTTGCAACATCTGCTAACTTTACACTAATCCAACCCGGAGCCGCCGATCTATTAGATCAAATACAAGCCGCTAAACTTCACCTTGGTATAGAAGCAGGAATGTTTGCCCCAGTGCCCTTATTCCTCAGAATAGATTTTAAAGGTTATAGAGAAGATTTAGATGATTTAGAAGGTGGTGGCGAAATCGAAACACAGATAGCAGGACCATACATTTACAAATGTGAAATTGCTACAATAGATGTATCCATTGATTCCGCTGGTAGTACATACGATGTACTAGTAACTATCGGAGATGATGAGTCGTGGACTGACAAATACTTTACATTACCTGCAGATACAAGTATGACAGGTAATACTATCGAAGAATGTATAGAAGAATTACAAACAACACTACAACGATATAGAGACGAAAATCTCAAAGAAGAATTAGTACATGATGAAATAGTATTTGATTTAAGTCAGATACAAGATAGATTGTCTGATACAAAAATAAAATACAGTAATTATAAAAATGCAGAGCAAATCAATAGGCTAATGAATGCAGAAGCACAAGGCATTACAACGAGAAAAGAATTTGAACAACGGTTAGAAGATAACCCAGAAAGTTTAGATGGCGGCATAGAAGCAAGCGGAGGTATTTTTTCTTGGGATAGAATTCAAGTAAAAGAGGGAACCAACTTCCACAAAATCTTTACAACACTACTGGTAATGAATGAGCCATTTTTAGATTCGATCAGCCGTAAAAGAATTTTTGATAGTCCCAATATGGATAAGGAAAATCTAGATTTAGAAAAACCCTGGACATCATGGTATAATTTAGAAGCATCTATGGAATACATAGAGAATGGTTACGATCGTAGAAGAAATGTTTATGCGAGAAGAGTCACATACAAACCTATAATTTATAATACTGCTGACCAAGCAAATGCTTTGACACCAGATGAATTTAATCTTACCGACGATCAAATTACAAAACGTGTTAAAGAAATGTTGATCAAAAAAGCATATCATTATTTGTACACCGGATTAAATGACCAAATTTTAAGTGCCGATATATCATACAAAGCAGGACAAGTATTATTGGCCGCACCTGGGGGTGGCCTGTTAGGAGATGCATCAACAAGTCCAAATGCTCCTGGCAAGCCTTCAGTAGATGGTGATCTCAACGGTGAAGAACGAGCCGCAAAAATTGCGGCAGAACAGGAAAAGGCAGAAGCACTTGCAAATCGATTAGGCGAAGATGATGCTTTTTTAAACGAACGTTTAGATGGATTAAATTTAACTGAAGCAGAAAAACAGCAAATTAGAAATGATGAACAAGCAAGAGCTAGATTAGCACAAACATTGATCTACATACAAAATAATGGTAAGGAACCGGAGTCGTTTTATAGAACAGCAAATGCAGGGCAAAATTCTTCAACTCCGGTTGATAATACTCCAGGAAACTATAAACCGGACCCAAGCGGATACATCTACGCGGCAGATTTATTAGATCAAACTGGCGGTTCAGAAACAGTCATAGGAGAACTTACCGGACAACTTGAAGCAAACACATTAGCGGCCGCACTGCAAGCAAAAGATCTAAAAACTGATCCTGCACCAACATTTCAATATCAGGCAAGTGTTTATTCTACAAGTAGCAATACCAGTGATGGTACATCTAAGGCAACATTGTTTGGCTATATGTTTCAGAATGCTAACGATGCAAGTATCTTGGTTGATCTCAATTTAAAAGTGAGAGGTGATCCATGGTATTTAGGACCACCTGAAGTAGAACCTAAAGCACCAAAACAAATTATGCTGGCAAAGGACGAAGAAGAAATTTCCACAGATCAGTACATTGTTTATGATAGAACTGATAATTACTTTTTGTTCACAATGCAAACACCAAGAGTTAGAGACCCGTACATAGATGACGAGGACGATAACACTGGTTATATGGCAAAAACTGGCACTGCATATTTTATAAGTGGTGTATATCAAATATACGGAGCCACTGCTAATTTTTCAAACGGCATGTTTGAATTAGACTTAATGGCAAAAAAACAAACTGCACTTAGTTTAGCAGGCTTTGACATGACAGCAGAAGAATAGGGTAACACAATATGGCATATAAAGCAGATAGATTTAAAAGTAGCAAAAAGAACTTTGTTGACAAATTACGAGAACACGCCGACTTGGATTTTGGTGTGTATATTGGCGAAATTATTGTCAGACCAAAAGATAACACACACTCTGGAAGACTAACTGTTTATATACCTATGCTGTCTAAAGACAGAGATGACCCTGCAGGTTACTATAATGCATACTGGAGCAGTCCATTTGCAGGTAGCACAGCATCTAATAAGATAGGTGAAGGTGACCAAATTTACGGTTATCACGACACACAAAAATCATATGGTATGTGGATGGTACCACCAGATCCTGGTAACTTTGTTCTAGTTGCATTTGCAGACGGTAAAAAGAAATTTCCTGTAGTATTAGGCTGTTTATTCCCCGATCAATTACAGTACATGGTGCCAGGTAATGCAGGTGGCCCAGCATACGGTCTAGAAGAACGTTTGCCTGTAGCCGAAAAAAATCGAAACGAGGAAGACATAAATCATGGCGTTGCAGGAAGAAGGCCAATACACCCATATGTATCGAGAGCTATTGTTAGACAAGGATTGATTCTCGATGATCTAAGAGGACCAAGTAAATCTACTGCTAGAAGAGAATCTCCCAGTCAAGTATTTGGCTTTTTAACCCCAGGACCGGAAATAGCAAATCTAAGAACAAGTAAAAAAGATAACACTCATCGAGAAGCAGGCCATAGTTTTGTAATGGATGATGGTGATATAGAAGGTCAAAGTCGAAACATTCGAATTCGTACAGGAGGCGGCCATCAAATTTTATTAGATGACACATCTGGCGATATCTACGTTATAAACAAATCAGGTACAGCATGGGTTGAATTAAGCGATGCAGGCGATATAAATGTTTATGCTGATAGAGATTTTAACATGAGAGCTCGAGGAAATGTTACTATTAGATCAGATAAAAATTTAAATTTAGAGGCTAACTCTTCTGTGTTTATAAATGCAGGAGAATATGAAACTGCTTCTGGTCTTACTGATGTAGACGGAAATCCAAAAGGTGATTTGAATATCAACGTTGGTAATATGACTAATTGGCTCAATAAAAAAGATTTTAAATTACAGACAGATGAAGAGGGACAATTAAGTTTAGTTTCTAGCACCAATACTTTTGTTACTGCCAAAAACAATATAGACATTGCCTCTAATAATAAAGTAAAAACGTATGGTGCTAATGGTTTAGATTTAAAATCAGGAGGAGAAATAAATTCTCAAGCATCAGGTAGAAATAATGTGTTAGGTTCTACAGTTCATCTTAATGATGGGGGAGCCGCTGAACAAGCAACAAGCGGCATGAATGCTGACAGAATTCAAACACAAGAATTTGAAGATCAACCAATATCTCCACCGGCATGGGATTATCCTACTGACCCAGACGATGTAACTGATACTACTGATCCTTTGATTTCAAGAGGTCTACGAGAAGGTGATAGAGATTCAATAAAAAGTATTGCTCAAAATATCACAACAAGGGAGCCTTGGGAATATAGACCTATTCCCCCAGATCAAATATAGATTAAATACTAGTTTGTACTTTATCTAATTTAGTAAGTTCGGCAAGACGAGCGTATGCTTGGTATTTTTGATTTTCTAGCTCTCTTACATTTTGTTCAAGAAACTTTACTTGAGTTTGTAAACCAGCAATAATCTTACGCTCTTCGCAAAGCATTATGCGTAATTCTTCTTCGACGGTATTATTCAACGTTATGTTTTGGTTTGTCATAATCAAAAATTACTCCCCTAATAATATCAACTGTGTCCATACTCAGCAATATTTCATTATGACTGAGAGGTAGTTTGATATTGGTTACATTTTTAAAACTTTTAGGATAAGCACATTGCGTTTCAACTGTTAGCATTCCATCATTATCTGAAGATCCAAATCCTGCCAAAGCATTACCACTAGATGCACTACCTGTTGTTATAACATTAGTTATCGGATAATTGTTGGTTATGTTAGCAAATGAGGTGATAAGGTCACTTCCTGGTTTAGTATTTGCAAATAATTTGCTTTGCCTAAAAACCATACTAAGCCACCCAGCAGTTCTACTGCCACCCCACGGGGCACTCAGTGCAATAAAATGCTCAATCTGTTTAATTTTTTCTGCTAGTAATATTCCTATTAAACAACCATAACTGTGTGCAACAATAGAAACAGGTTGACTAAACATATTATCCAAATAAAATTGATAAGCATCGTTGACTATGCCATGGATATCATCCTGTACATTATACTCGTGGCAATGCACCCGATGCTCAGGTAAAAATACATCTAAAAAGTTATAACTTAAAGAACTTTGGCCGGTGCCATGTAAAAAAATAATATTTTTATTCTGCAATGGCATTATTGATCAAAGATTCCATATCATACAATTCTTGAGGAATAGAATCCTTGGGTTGGCCAACAAGATTTACCATTTCAAACAACACATGTTGCTTAGTATGATAATCGTAAATCCCAATAGAATCATATCGATTATTGCGTTTAGATACCATTTTTTGAAAACGATTTCTATAACCAGTTGACTGATCCGACAGCATTAGTTTTTTGTTAGCAATGTCGGCGTTTTTACAAATATTATCAAAATATTCAATTACTTTACGCATGTTTTTCCTATATGTAAAAAGTAAAAAGTTATTGCATAGTTATTACTATACAGCCTATACTATATATGAAAATATGCAGTAGGTCAACCTTTTTTTTGACTCTTTAAAACTAGTTTTAAATGTATATGATAAATATTGATATGGCAAACATATATCGAGGCTTTAGTACAATTGGCAGGATTAGACCTCCGTACACACTTACTGATGCGGATCTTGTGAAGACTGATTTACTCAACGAGCTTTATGCTAAAAAAGGCGAAAGAGTAATGAGGCCGTCTTATGGTACAAATATCCAGGATATATTGATGAATCCGTTGGATACTTATGTCGTACAAGAAGTTGAGGACGAAATCCGTCGAGTGATTCAAAAAGATGCTAGAGTAGAAATACTTGATATATTTACTGAAGCATTAGACCATACTGTGAAATTTATTATAAATTTAAAAATTTTGCCTTTTCTTGATGAAGATCAACTTTATTTAGAATATCAAAGAAAAGACTTAGAGGGATAAAATGGCAGTCAACAGTAGACAGAATAATTTATTTGCGGCGGAAGATTGGGACGTAGCATATCAGGCTTATAGTCAAGTAGATTTTCAAGCATACGACTTCGACACAATACGAAGTGCAATGGTTGATTATATTAGAACAAACTTCCCTGAAAACTTTAACGACTATATCGAAAGTTCAGAATTTATTGCTATCATAGAACTGTTGGCATATCTTGCTCAGAGTATTGCATTCAGAATGGATGTAAACACTAGAGAAAATTTTCTAGAAACAGCCGAAAGACGCGATTCTGTTTTTAAACTTGCAAGACAATTAGGCTACAATCCTAAAAGAAATATTCCTGCAAGTGGTTTACTTAAAATACAATCTATTTCCACCACAGAGCCTATAACAGACAGTTCGGGTGCTCAGTTAAATAACAGAACAATAAGTTGGAATGATGCTAACAATCAAGACAGTTATGAACAATTTATTATAATTTTAAACAGTGCGTTTGGCAACGTAAACAGATTTAGTAGGCCAATTAAAACTGGTACAGTAGGCGGTATCATTACAGATCAATATGATATCAAGACGTCAGGTACTGCACCATTGGCATACAATTTTAAAAAGACTATCAATGGCATTTCAAGATCGTTTGATGTAGTAAACGTAGACTTTGAGGATAACGGTTCATTTTTTGAAAAACACCCTGATGCTACTAACAACTTTTCTATTTTACACAGAAATGATGGCTTAGGATTATCTAGCACAAACACTGGATTTTTTATGTTGTTTAAGCAAGGTAGTTTGCAAAGCCAAACATTTAATTTTGATAGACCAGTAGAAAATAGACAGCAAGCCATCAATATCGATGGCATAAACGAATATGATGTTTACTTCCAAGGTATTAGTACAACAGGTCAAGTTCTGACAAAGTGGGAAAAGGTTCCTAACACTGTAGGTCAGACATTGATGTATAATGTTAAAGCAAAAAACAGTCCACTATTGTATGCTGTACAGAATAGAGGTGTAGACGGAATTGTTTTGCAATTTGCAGATGGTAATTTTGCTAACACCCCTGTTGGTCGATTTAGAGCTTATTATAGAGTAAGCGACAACGAAAGATTTAGTGTACAACCTGATGATATGGGAACAGTAAATATCACTATTCCTTATATAAATGGTGATAATAAACAATACGAAATTATTTTGTCTGCTAGATTAGAAAATGCAGTAAACAACAGTTTACCTGCAGAATCGTTAGCAGGTATTAAAGAACGTGCTCCACAAGCATTTTATGCACAAGATAGAATGATATCAGCTCAAGATTATCAAGTATTACCTATATCAAAAAGTACGAATATCTCAAAACTTAAAGTAACAAATAAAACACATGCCGGGCATAGCAGATATATAGATATTACTGATCCTACTAGTACTTTTCAGTCAGTGACCTCTGTTTCCGAAGACGGTGCATTATATTCTGAGTCATCTAATTCCTCAGACTCGTTTGTGTTTACATCTGCTAGTACTCCAGGTGATTTTATAAACACTAAACTAACAACAATATTAAAAAATTTAAAACTTAATGATTTTATTTACAGTGATTGGAGAGATTCATTTTTAAATAATGCTTCAACTAAAAACACATTTAATATAGAAGGATTTGATATCTCCTGGAACACACTACCTAAAAAAACTTCAGGTAATTCAGGGTATCTTACAGAAACATATACTACTAATACAGCAGTCGATCTTAATACAGCAAATAACTTATTCAAAATAATTCAACCAGGCAATGTATTAAAGTTTCATAATCCAAATGATATAAGCGAATTTATTTGGGCTAAAGTTGTGTCTATAAGCAATAACGGTGTGAGACAAGCATCTAGCACCGCTGTTACAGGACCAATTGGATTAGATAGAAATATCCCAAATGGTTGGAAAACAAATGAAGTAATTGTTGTATTAAGAAAAACACTATTTGTATTGGAAAAAACAGAACTTGCTGAGGCAATAGCAAGAAAAGAAACGTTTGGTTTGAGATTTGACCCAATAACCAATAGATATTATATCATAGAGAACAATAATTTATCTAATCAAACTGAATTTGATATTGCCAACACCGGTGATAACACTGGTTCTGGAGCAGATGCTAGTTGGATTTTAAAATTTACTTACGTCCCTATAGATACGTTATCATATAGATTTAATATAGAAATCAGAGGCACACAATTTGTATTCGAAAGTCTAGACGAGGTAAGATTCTATAACGTAAATACTAATAGAATACAAGATAACAAAACTGGTCTTGCAAAATATGACACCATTGAACTAACAACATTAAATGTTAGACCAAGTTTCAGCGAAGTGTTCGAGTGGAGAGATACTGATAACGACGGTAATAATGTAGGTGATAAATGGTACCTAGTCGAAACTGGTGATACGTTTAATGAAATACCTTTAATTTCTCGAGACATCAAGCATAGCGATATAGAGGTAACACTCAGTACTAATTTTGGACTTTACAAAAATGGCACCTCGTCATCGGGAGAATTTGTTGATGAGATAACAATTGAACTTGGCACCAGTCAGAATACAACTGATGATGCTAATGTAGTTATAGTAAACAATTCAGGCTTGGTTGATTCGTTGCCTATTATCAATGTTGCGTTTAGTAATGCAACTTTTGGAACTAACATTTTAGACAGCACAGGAAATATTGCATACAAATATGAAGGCACAAATAGAGTATTAGCACCAGGTGCCGCAGGAGATGGTTTTGGTCTTAAATTATTAGATAGTGATGCTGTTACTCAAACAGGCAACTTGCAAATAAGTTTAGATAGTAGACATCATTATGCTATAGACAACACTCCAAGACAAAATAAAAGTGATACAATTACTATAAAGTATGTAACTGATACAACAAGAATACAAGAACCAATTTTATACAGTGCGGTTGGTAATTTTACATACCAAGACGGATATACAGATCCTAAAAAGGTTAAAATTACGCCAATAAACACCGAAGGAGGAGATGCTCCAAACAACCCTATACAGTTTAGTGAGTTTGTGGGCTCTGATGATATAGTGTTATTCGAAGAGTACGAAGAGTTCGATGGTTATACTTATACCCGACCTATTAAAGCATCTATTCTAGATCTTAGAAAAGAGAATGGTGTAAACTTCAGTGCTGATTATTCAAGGATAGCAGGTAATTCTATAGGTAATGCAGAAGACAACACTGGAACAGTATATCAAACTGCTGACTATGATTGGTTTTTAGTTAAAACTACTGGAGTTATTGACAGTTTTGATAATACTGTATCAGCATTACACAATAAAAAAGTTTATTCTAAATCAGATGGAAAAGTTTATTTGATGTCTAAAAGTAGTACAAATTTACAGAGAGTTGCACACTACGAATCATCGAGTCATTTTGCTAAAAAAGGTAGAAGTTTTACACAAAATACATCTTCCTCAAGGCAACAAGGAGTAGTATTTAAATGGAATCATTATGCTGACAATTCAGTAAGAATAGATCCAAGTATTAGTAACGTACATGAAATGTTTGTTCTAACAACATCATACTATAATAGTGTATTGTCATATCTCAATGTTCCGGGAACAGCATACCCAACACCTCCAACACCTACTGAATTAGAAAACGAATTTAGCAATTTAAATGAATTCAAATCTGCAAGCGATCAGTTAGTGTTTAGAAGTGCCAAATTTAAGTTGTTGTTTGGTGACGATGCATTGCCTGAGTTGCAAGCAAGATTTAAAGTTGTAAGATTGCCAGGAACAAGTTTAAGTGATAACGAAATTAGAACTCGAGTTATTGCGGCAATCAATCAATATTTTGCAATAGATAATTGGGATTTTGGAGATACATTTTATTTTACCGAATTAAGTAGTTATATACATCAACAGGTAGGCAATGCAATAGGAAGTATTGTAATTGTACCTAAAAATGCAAGCGGAGTATTCGGAGATTTATTTCAAGTTAAATCAAATTCAGACGAACTGTTTTTAAGTACAGCAAATATTTTAGATATTGATATAGTAGACAAACTAACATCAGCAAATATTAGACCAGATAGATCATCTACTGGATTGCTAACTACATATGACGGTGCCAATAATGCAGTCGGTCCATATGCTATAAACGGATATTATCCTTTGTATGCAACAAAAGAGGCGGCTGACTTTGCAGGTGATGGTACTAGCATGACTCACGAATTTTTTGGAAAAATATTTTATATGCCTAATGGCATAACAGTTTATCATGGTACTTTTGTACTAGATCAAAGTACAAGTACTGATGCAACAGGAAACTCAATTACATTAAATAATACAGTTTCAAACTCTGCATCAAATAACAATAGTAGCGGCAGTGGATATTAAATTAAATGTCTAAGAAAAAATATACAGATTTACCAATAGTCTTACAAACACCAGTAATTAAAAACTTTTTTGAAAGTACTGTTGAGCAATTATTTAGTAAATCAAATATAGAGAATTTATCAGCATATGTTGGTAGAGCCGAAGTTGACGACTATACACCGGGCTCAGATACTTATGTTTTTGAACCGTCGGTAGACAGACAAAAATATAGTTTAGAACCAGTTGTAAATAGTTTAGATCCTATTACAGGAGAAAGCTCTAACATAGTATTCTATAACGACTTTTTAAATATTTTAAAGAGCTATGGAGTTGATACACAAAATCAAAATAGGATTTTTGATTCTGCTTTCTATAACTTTTTACCACCTATAGATATTGATAAATTTGTCAACTATCAAGAATATTTTTGGAGTCCTGAAGGACCGTCGCCTATATCGATTGAAGGAACAGCAAGTAAACCAATCAATATTTTAAAAGATATATTAGGCAAAAAATCATTTACAAGCCCAAATGGAACAGTATTTAAAAATGGTAGTGTAATAGAGTTTGCCGGTGACTATGTGATTCCGGCATCTTATAAAGATAATAGATACATTGTAGAAGGCGTTGGTGACAGTATTATTCTACACAATAAAGAGCAAAACTTTTCAGCAAGTTTTTCAACTCCTGCACCGGCACCATGGGATCAAGAAGTAATTACATCAGAATCCAATTTAATTGCAACTGATATACCATCAGGGGCAATAACAGAAAACATTATATCAACACACGGATACCGTGATCCTAACACAGGTAACTACTATTATTTTAATGCATTAGGAGCACAATCTACAGTACAAGTAAACAGCCTAGAAGATATTAGTTTAGATGGCCAACCTTATTGGCAAGGTTATGTAACAGGTGCTGACGGCTTTTTATCGTATATAAATGACGGATTATATGGTTTTGATCAAGAACCATGGGACGGAGGTAATACTCAAGAAATACCAGATTATATATTGATGAAGAGGGGGGCGACAGACAACAATATTTGGAGTAGAATAAATTTTTGGCACCATAAACAAAATTTTATTGATTCTAATACTGCTTTACCAAATAAAAACTATCGAGCAAAAAGACCTATTTTAGAATTTAATAGAAATATTGAATTGTATAACTTTGGTAATAAAGGATTACCATTTAGTGCCGATTTAAGTGCCGCCGGTTATACAAAAGACGAAATTTCAGGAAGACCTATTTCTGCTCCTATCGATAGTCAAGGTATAAAAGATGAAAATGTTTTAATTATACCAGACGACGTAGAAGAAAATTCTAAATATATCTACATAATTAAAACATCAACTACTAAAACAGTAGTAGGAGACATAGTCAATAACAGCATGGTTGTAGTTGATAATACTGACAACATATATGAGTATGCAACTGTGACCGGTGACGGTATTAGTACAACTGTTCTGGTATCTAGTATAGACACTGCAACAAATACTATTTACTTAGACAGTAGTATATCAGTATCCGATGGACAAAGTATTAGTTTTAGCGACAGAATAATTTTAAAAAGATATCCTGCACTTACTAACCCAGAAGGTGCAGTAGACGGAGACAGCAACTTTGTACCGTATGAGCCTGAGGTAGGCGATTCTATTTCAGTGTTGTTTGGTTCCCAGAACCAGGGTAATGAATTTTATTGGAACGGCAGTAAATGGGTATTAGGTCAACAAAAAAGTAAAGTAAACACACCAATTAAATTTAATGCATATGATACAAAACGAGTATTATTAAATGATAACCTAACATATCCTCAGTCAAATTTTGAGGGTAACGAAATTTTTTCTTATAAAAAGCCTAAAACAAATACTATCAATGATTCAGTATTAGGTTTTCCATTAGAGTATAAAAACTTCAATAACTTTAGTAAAATTGTATTTGATAATAATTTAGATAGTGCAACAGTAGGATATGTTCCATTCGGAGGAACAACAACATCTTATGTAAATGGGTATTTTTATTACAAACAAACACTTAGTAACGGTGATACAGAATACAGGACTATGTGGCGAGGTAATGATACTCCAGCAAAACAGTTAGTCGAAGATCGTTATATTGTAAATCAAGATGATTTAGATAGTAAGCGAATTGTTTGGGAAATATCAGCAGTGCCTAAACAAAGTGATTCTATAAGAGTATATGTAAACAATAAGAGAATAAAAACCTTTACATTTAATAGTACACTTACAGCAGTAGTGTTTGATTCGTTTGATATTAAACTAAATGATATTATAGATATTACTACAGAAACTGTTAAAGGTTATATTTTAGATGACAACAGAAATGGAAGATATAATATTCCATTAAGTTGGGATTCTAATACTGAAAATGTTGATATCAAAGAAATCAGTGATCCACAATATTTAGAACATTTTAAAAATTATATCAACAATCAAGAACATATTTCAGGTGAACCTTTAGGTAATAATAATTTTAATAACCTTACAAAAGAGTCGAAGTATGCAAATAAAATTGTGCAAACAGATGACGATTTAACTACAGCGGCTTTCTTATTAAGTAACGATCAGTTTAATATTATTGACTCTATAAGATTCAATAGTGACGAATATTTAAAATATAAAAATAGGTTAAAGAAAGAAATAAAACGTTTTATTGATAGCAACGATACAACTTCACTATCAACTAGCGATATTTTAGAACTTGTAATTCAAAATGTTATTGCATATAATCCAGGAAAATTAGTATTTGATTACAGTTACATGCTGGCAATTGGCGACAGATATGATGAAGAAGAATTTATTATCAATAATATATTCCAAAAAGAATATGTGTTAGAAGATTACATTGATCTTTCTAAAATAGAAAATACCATATATGTTTATGAGAATAATGGTAGTTCTGATCAAATGCTACTAGTAGATTACGATTATACTATAAACAGTGACAATAACTTAGTAACCTTAACTTTTACTGACACATTTGATTTAAAATTAGGTAGCACTATAAAAGCAAGACTGTTTGATAAAAATAGAGAAAGTGCTCAATGTCCACCTTCACCAAGTATGTTAGGTTTGTATCCAATTTTTAAACCAGAAAAATATCTAGATACATCGTTTAGAGAACCAATATATGTTATTTCTGGTCATGATGGTAGTAAATCTATTGCTGTAAATGATCTTGCAGATGATATTTTATTAGAATTCGAAAGAAGAGTATTTAATAATTCATTGCAAGTTTATAGAGATAAAGACTCTTACCCAGATCTAAATATTTACAATATAAGACCTGGCGAGTTTAGATCTACTGGATACAATAGAAATGAATTTTATAATATTTTAAGAGAAAGTTTTAATAAATTTGTTGCAAGAAATGAAGTAGATTTTGTTAAAAATGAATTTTATGACCAAGACAATTTCTGGACATGGAATTATAATTATGGGTCAGCAAATCCAGGATATTGGAGAGGTATTTTTGAAGCATGTTACGATACTGAAAGACCACATACACATCCTTGGGAAATGCTTGGATTTACTAGAAAGCCTGCATGGTGGGACGAAGAATACGGAACATCGTATGCTTCTACTAATAATGCTATGTGGAATGATCTAGAACAAGGTATCATTAGACAAGGGACTAGAGCAAATATAGAAAACAACCGATATAAATTTAACAATCCTTTTAGACGAATTGGTCTTAAAGATGAGATCCCTGTAGACAGCAACGGAAAACTTTTATCCCCTGCAAATATTACCAGCACTACTTCTACAACAAAAACTATAAATTGGGTAGAAAGTGACAGTGGTAATGCCGGAATTTTTGCAAACTCTATAATAAGTACAAACGGATTATCGTATAGCGAATACACAAATTCTGGTAATGTAATATACAATATTACAGGTAACAATTTATTAAATCATGAAGTAGGTATTTTTCCTACCGATGATAACCCAAATAACATTGAGTCGACTACACTGAATTATGTTATACAATCAAATGCAGGTGTACAGCCTAGTGGTAATTTAAGTTTCTATAATGATTTTAGTAATGCAACATCAACAAGCAACATTGCTGTAGGTATTGCTGTAAATGGTGGCTTAATACAAAATGCAAACACCGGCATATCTTTCGAAGATTCTACTAATTGGCATTATAATGCTATGTACAGAAATGAAGTTAGTAGAGATCTTGCTGGAGGCTCAGCAGACAATAACAACATTTACGGTTATGTACAACCAAGTCCTCCAGTAGTAAATTTGGAAGAATGGGATGATACTGTACATTCTCCTATTATAGGATGGGCATTTGACGGGTTACCTATTTACGGACCATACGGCTATACAGATTTTGCAAACACTAGCAGTGCAATAAAAAGAATTGAAAGCAGTTATGAATTACGATCAACTTTAAGATCTGATGTTGCATCTGGTGCTTCAGGTATACCTACAGGCGAATTTATAGAAGATTATTATTACAATGCCGCCTCGGGAGATTTAGATGAGTTTAATGGTAGATGGGGTATTACTCCTGAATTCCCTAGTGGAACATATTACTATGTAGCCACAATAAATGCAGACGGTACACCAGCATACCCATATACAGTTGGGCCAAAATTTATAGAACAACCATATAGTATTTCAACTAATAGCCAAGGTAATTCTACATTAAGTACAATCGGTACATTGACGTATACATTAGATAGTACACAATCTATTTCCTACAGTGCAAACAGCACACTAGCAAGCAGTGATTGGAAATTTAGCGACGGTGCACCTGTAGAAAATGCATGGAAAACATCAGAGGTATATCCTTTTGCAGTTATAGAAAGTTTATTTCTTACCAAGCCTGGTAAGTTTGCCAGTGTGTTTGCAGAACCAGAAAAAATAATTCGTAGTTCTGCAAACACCTTACAATTGATTGATAGAAACACATTGAAAAGATTTAAAGTTAAATCTACTGCGGTGCATGGTGATATAAAAGCAGATAACAAAACGTTAGTTACAAATACTGGTTATACACAATTTATAGATTCTTATCTTAGATTCCAAGGTCTTAACACGCCTTCAATATTTGCAAAAACTTTTAGAACAGCAAATACAAAATTAGGACATAAGTTTGCAGGATTTGTTGACAAAGACACTATGACTGTGTTTAGTGACAGTTATAGTACTACAGGAAATAGTTCAAGTTTGATATTACCTCAAGAAGATATACAAATAGATATTCACGAAGGGCCTGTTGCTTCAACTAACCAATACACCGGAGTCCTAATTGAAAAATTAAATTCAGGTTATAAAGTATCTGGTTATAGTAGCATAAAAAGATATTTCGAAATTGAAGCCAGTGACAAAGAAGGCCCAGTTACAGAAGTAAACGTGGGCGGCGAACCTGCTGACTTTGTACAGTATGATACATCTGTAAAATATGGTGGTGGTACAATAGTAAAATCTGGATATAATTATTACAGGGCAATAAAAGCGGCTTCTGCCGGAACACCTATAAACGACACAACAACCTGGCAACGACTATCAGCATTACCTACAGTCAACGGTGCAGAAGCAACATATTATCTAAAAGGCACCGGACTTATACAACGTGTAGAGTACGGAACAATTTATGCTGATATTGCAGAACTGTTTGATTTCTTAATTAGTTTAGGAAGGTACCAATCATCTATAGGTTTTAGTTTTGGCGAATTTGATACTGAAATCGGAGACATTAGTGATTGGCTTTATGCAGGTAAACAATTTTTGTTCTGGAGCATAGGCAAATGGTCTACTGGTAATACACTAAATTTAAGTCCAATGGCATCAAAAGTAACCTTTGTT